ACGGACAATTAGTTATCACCAATTCAAAGGCTGTCTATGATTTCTTTGACGGTGAAGCAGCATATGCCAGTGATACCGGAGAGTTGTTTCATGTGGCTTGTGAGATGCAGAACGATCCTGGGACAAAGGATAAGATTCTAAATCAGATGAAGAAGGTAAAAGACAAGCATACATATGTCAATAGAGTGAATGACATTATCAGTATTTTGGAGATGTAAATGGCTGTCGAGACCGCGCTTATCACAGGTATCACCGGAATGGTGGGATCCCACCTTGCAGATTATCTTATTGAAAATACAGATTGGAATATTGTGGGTCTTACCAGATGGAGGAGCCCTCTGGATAACATCAAACATCTTATAGAAAGAATCAATGTTAAGGATAGGATCACATTGGTCAACGGTGATCTCAACGATAGTATCTCCTTGGATGCTGTGATACGAGATCACCAACCAGATTATGTGTTCCATCTTGCTGCTCAGAGTTTTCCTCTAACAAGTTTTACTGCTCCAGTAGATACTCTTAACACCAACATTCAGGGTACTGTAAGGCTCTTGGATTCTATTAAGACATACAAGCATGATGCTATCGTTCATGTCTGTGCTTCCTCAGAAGTCTTTGGCAGAGTTCCTAAAGAAAAATTACCCATTGATGAAGAATGCACTTTCCATCCCGCATCTCCTTATGCTGTTTCTAAAGTAGGAACAGATCTCATGGGACGTTTTTATGCAGAAGCTTATGGCATGACTGTGATGACTACGAGAATGTTCACACATACAGGACCAAGACGCGGTGATGTGTTTGCTGAATCTTCTTTTGCCAAACAGATTGCCATGATCGAAGCTGGATATATTAAAGAACCCATCGTTAAGGTTGGCAATTTAAATAGCCTCAGGACCATTGCTGATGTCAGAGATGCTGTCCGTGCTTATCATATGTTGTTGACTGTCAATCCCACTGCTGGAGAATATTATAATATCGGTGGAACATATACCTGCGAGATTGGCGATGTTTTGAATACTCTTATCGGCATGTCTACCATGAAAGATGATATCAAGATAGTCACCGATCCAGCAAGATTGCGTCCTATCGATGCCAATCTTCAGGTTCCTAACACCAATAAATTCTTTAAACACACAGGATGGAAACCCGAGATACCTTTTGACAAGACCATGTTAGATCTGCTAGATTACTGGAGAGATCAGATCGAAACAAACGGCGGAAAATACTTAATCAGATAAGGATTTATTATGGGCAGATTAACGTCAGAATATTTAAACAGATATTTAAAATTAGAAAAATATAAAGAATGAAAACAAGTTGTTTTTTAGCTCCAATACATCCAGCAAAATACAGTTATGGTCGAAATTTTGTAAAGAGTTATAATGAGCATTTTGATGATGGCCATTTATATTTGGTTTTTTCAAATAAAGAAGATGAATTATCGTTTAAAACTTTAGATGAGTCTATGGTTTTTAGGTCTATTATATACGATGGTCCAGTATATACTAATCAAATAGTAACACAAAAAAAATGGTATGGATTAAATTATATTTTTCATAATACTGATTTTGATAAAGTGGCAGTAGTTGATGTAGATTGTTTGATTATCGACAATAAAGATTATGATACATTATTTGATAATTATATAAAGAAACAAGCTATTTTTGCTACAAACGGCGCGACAGAGGCAGATACCTTATGGTATATGGATAATTTAAGAAATTGTTTTTCTAGTATAGATGCTGAAAAATTAAAAGATATGACTGGAGGAACAAATTTTTGGTTTAATGAGTTACCTATTTACTATAAGTCGCACTTTCTTGAATTTTTGGAATACATCCAATATACTATTACCGACAATCGATTTAATCATTTTGATTACATTTCATATGCATATTATCTATTATTAAAAGAATACTGTAAACTTATAAAGTTACCATGGACTTCACATAGTGAAAGTTTTATTGAGTGTCAATCTAAAATTGATGCAGATATGTTTTCATCAATATTCCATTCTTATAATCCAATGTGGATACGACATCCTATTGAGAATATGAAAAATGTTTTTTTAGTATTACATGTAGATAGGTAATTTAAAATGGCTAAGCTATGTTTTGTTGTGCTTTGCAAAAGAAAACTGTCTCAAGAGACTATTGAAAAGATAAAGAATTTTAAACAATGATCATAATTAGAACTCCATATCGTATTTCTTTTTTTGGTGGTGGCACAGATTATCCTGCCTGGTATAATGAAAATCCGGGCTCTGTGATATCTACCACAATCAACAAATATTCTTTTCTTGTTTTGAGAAAACTTCCTTCGATATTTGATTACAAGTATCGTATTCGTTACTGGGAGAAACAAGAGACGGATAACGTAGAAGATATTTCTGTTCCTATTATCAGAGAAGCCATCAAGTATATGGATTTTGAGCACGGAATAGATATAACACATCATGGAGATCTTCCTAACAGGACTGGCATCGGATCCAGTTCTAGTTTTACTGTGGGATTGGTTCATGGGCTTTCTGTCCTTAAGAATCAAAATTACACAAAAAGAAACATGGCATCGGATGCTATTCACCTCGAACAGAATGTGATAAAAGAAGCTGTGGGGTCTCAGGATCAGGTTGCTGCTGCTTTTGGCGGTCTCAATCGCATTGATTTTGGAGGTACGTGGAATTTTACATGCTATCCACTGCATCTAAAGAAACGAGACATAACTGAATTTGAATCCTGGGTACAGATATTCTTTACGAGCAAATTGAGAAACTCTCATGATATTGCCACTAAAAATATTGATAGAATTAAGTCTAAAAAAGTGGATCTTAATTCGATGAATGAACTTACAAAACAAGCAGAAACCATCTTGTTTTCTTCTAGTAAACAAAAATTCTATGATCTTGGCGTGCTGTTGAACGAACAATGGAAGATTAAAAAGAGCATAGAAGAAACTATCACTAATACAGATATTGATGATATATATGAAAAAGGATTGAATGCCGGGGCTATCGGCGGTAAATTATTGGGTGCTGGCGGTGGAGGATTCATTATGTTCTTGACACCACCACATTTACATAGTAGAGTGGCAGACGAATTACAATTAAAAGAAGTGCCGGTTGATTTTGAACATTTAGGTAGTCAGATGATATATCATGATTATCAGGACCAAGAGGATTGATTATGAGTAAAATTTATGTTGCAGGTCATAGGGGCCTTGTGGGTTCGTCTATCTTAAAGACTCTCATTAAACAAGGTGTTGATCCTGATGATATCATCACAAGGACTAGCAAAGAACTAGATCTCAGAGATAGAGATAATGTCGATTGGCTGTTCGGTACGTTCAATATCAAACAAGTTTACATGGCAGCAGCATATGTCGGAGGTATCGTAGCCAACAACACATACCCAGCAGATTTTATCTATAACAATATCATGATCCAGACGAACGTGATCAGTGCTGCACATCAGTATAAAGTTGATAGGCTTCTCATGCTCGGATCGACATGTGTTTATCCTAAACATGCTTGGAATCCCATCAAAGAAGAATATCTTATGACAGGTCCTCTAGAACCCACCAATGAAGCTTATGCTGTAGCAAAGATCGCAGGTATCAAGATGTGTGATGCTTATAATAGGCAGTATGGTACAGATTTTAGGAGTGTTTTGCCCTGTAACCTTTATGGTCCCGGTGACAATTATGATCTTGATAATGGTCATGTTACAGCGGGAATTCTTCGTAAGATGCATGAAGCAAAGATTAATAATAGCCCGACAGTTACGATCTGGGGAACAGGAAACGCCCGTCGAGAATTTCTGTATGCCCAAGACATGGCAGAAGCATGCATCACCGTAATGAATTCCGATAAGGAAGATTACGATGACCTAGTAAAACCTATGCAAAATTATATCAATCTTAGCGCGGGATTTGATATTACGATCAAAGAGCTGGTATCCAAGATCAAAGATGTTGTTGATTATACGGGTGATATTATTTACGATCACAACAAGCCAGATGGTACGATTCAAAAATTAACAGACAATACCAAAATATTGCGATTGGGTTGGAAACCCAAAACTTCTATGCAAGAGGGTCTCAAAGCAACTTATGCAGCATTCAAGGAGACACTATGAGTATATCATACAGATTAGAAGATTACGCAAATCGTTTAAGTTCTGCTATTCAATCAGTGGATAGAAAAGAACTTAAAAACGCTCATGATATTATCCTGAATGCTGTAAGAGGCAGGAAGAATATTTTTGTTTGCGGTAATGGCGGTTCACTTTCTATGAGTGAGCATCTGATGTGTGATATGGGTAAAGGACTGTATTATGATGCAGGGTTTAAACCTCGTATTTTTTCTTTAACGTCCAGTCCTATCATTACAGCTACTGCTAACGATATCAGATATGATGATATATTTTCTTTACAGTTGGATATGATGGCTGATGTTGGCGATGTCCTTATTGTCGTATCTGCATCCGGCAACTCTCCCAATGTGGTTAAAGCAGTTGAAAAAGCAATGGATATGAACATGGTCATCATTGCTTTTACGGGATTTGACGGTGGTAAGATTTCTAGTTTAGCTAATGTTGTTCTTTATACCAACGAAAACAATTACGGCATCGTTGAAGACTCTCATCAGGCAATCATGCATGTGATTGCACAGCAAATCCGTGAGACTTTTCATAACGGAGTAAACGAACTCAAACTATGAAAAATGTTGTGGTTGTCAGCGGAGGATTTGATCCTGTCCATTCAGGTCATATTAAATTGATTAATAGCGCAAAACTATTGGGTGATATTCTTATAGTGGGCATCAATTCAGATGATTGGTTAATTAGAAAAAAAGGTAAGTTTTTCATGCCCTGGCACGAAAGATATGCTGTCATTTCCAATCTAAAAGCAGTGGATTATGCCATTAATTTTAACGATGATGATGGCACTGCATTACACCTTCTTAAACTCGTGAGACAAACATGGCAGGATGATCATATCATTTTTGCCAATGGCGGCGACAGAAACACTTTAAATAATAATGAAGCTAGTTTTGAGGATGACAACTTTAACTTTGCTTTTGGTGTGGGCGGAAATTATAAAAGCAATTCATCATCTTCTATATTAGAGCAGTGGGAAAATAAATGAAAAGAATTCTTTATGTTGTGCATAGATACGCTCCTTATCCCGGAGGATCAGAAAATTATGTTCGTGACATGGCAGAGGAAACCCTTGGCAGAGGGCATGAAGTAGCAGTATTTACTGCAGAACACAAAGGTGACTGGAACGGTGTTCGAGTATCAGGTGATCCTCAGATCTTATTAGAGAATTGGGATCTGATTGTTGTTCATGGTAGCGGAGTAAGCGCACAAGATTTCGTCCATCAAAATTATTCTGTGATCCCGTCTGATATACTATATATGCTTATATTACCATCTCACACCCCGCTGAGCCTGCAGGCATTGAAGAACAGCAAGTATATCGGATGTTCTTCGTTAGCTGATTGGGAACATGTTGAGAAATATGGCGTATCAAATAAATCTGTTGAGATCAGACATAGCATAAATCCTAAGATATCTATTGGCAAACCCGGATTTAAGGAAAAATACGGCATTACGACATCTAAAATGTTCATGTCTGCTGGCGGGTTTTGGCAGCATAAAGGATTTGAAGAATTGATCGATTCTTTTAATAAAACGAATCTTACTGATACAACTCTAGTTCTTACAGGTTATGATAACAGAAGCAATCTTATGCCAGCAACTACTGAGTTCGTCAAACCGTTTCTCATCGATAATAGGGATGATGTCATGTCTGCTATCAGTGAAGCATCTCTTTATATCTTGAATTCATTTGAAGAAGGTTTTGGTCTGGTGCTTCTTGAGTCGATGCTAAATAATACACCCTGGGCTGCTAGAAATATTGCTGGTGCAGCTACTATGAGAGAATATGGATTCACATACAACACCCAGGATCAATTGATTGATTATATGAAACAATTTAATACTTCTAACCCCTTCCCCTACACATATGATTATGTCGTTAATAATAGGATGATTTCTAATACAGTCGATGATATAATGGGTCTATTAAAATGAGTAAAGGTATTAAAATGTTAGATAAGTTGGTAATATTTGATCTGGATGGAACGTTGATTGATTCTCGGGAATTGCATTATGATGCGTTGAACGATGCACTTGCTCAAGTTGGTCCCCAATACATCATAGACAGGGAAGAACACCTGTCAACATATGATGGGTTGAACACAACAAAGAAGCTGAAGATGTTGACCGAGCGAAAAGGTCTTCCTGCTAATATGCATGACTTTGTATGGAAAGAAAAACAGACATCAACCTTTAAACTCATTAAGAGATTTAAGAAAGACCATACGTTTATCGGTATGTTTCAGAGACTCAAAGAAAGAGGTTATAAGATTGCAATTGCTTCTAACAGCATCAGAGAGACGATTAAACTATCGTTGATGTATATTGGTGTCATGGAATATGTTGATTATGTAGTAAGTAATGAAGATGTAAAGCGTACCAAACCTTTTCCAGAAATGTATTGGCAGTGCATGATAGCGTTGAATGCATTACCAAAAAATACTATCATTGTAGAAGATAGTCATGTAGGTAGGCAAGGAGCATTGGATTCGGGTGGTCGTCTATTAGCTGTTGAGGATGTTGATGATGCACATAATTGTTGGGAACGCATGGAGACTATGATGGATATGATTGAGAATACTAAATCTGATAAAGTAGCATGGCGTGATAATAATCTTAATGTTTTGATTCCCATGGCAGGAGCTGGTAGTCGTTTTGCACAAGCAGGGTTTACTTTTCCTAAACCGCTTATCGAAGTTCATAACAAGCCAATGATCCAAGTAGTTGTGGAAAACCTTAACATAACAGCTAATTATATCTTCATCGTTCAGAAAGAACATTACGAAAAATATAATCTAAAGTATCTTCTAAATCTTATTGCACCTGATTGTACTATTGTGCAGGTAGAAGGTGTGACAGAAGGTGCTGCTTGTACTACGCTTTTGGCAAAAGAGTTTATCGATAATGATAAGCATCTAGTTATTGCTAATAGTGATCAGTTTATCGAATGGAACTCTAATGAGGCGATGTATGGATTCAATGCTGATGATATCGATGCAGGTATGCTTACGTTTAAAGCAACTCATCCTAAATGGTCGTATGCTAAGCTTGATGATGTAGGTTTTGTATCTGAAGTTGCAGAAAAGAAAGTTATCTCTGATAATGCCACGGTTGGCGTATATTATTGGAATAAAGGATCTGATTATGTTAAGTATGCAGAACGGATGATTGAAAAAGATATCAGGGTCAACAATGAGTTCTATGTATGTCCTGTATTTAACGAAGCGATTGAAGATGGTAAAAAGATCAAGATCAAAGAAATTCCAAAGATGTGGGGTATTGGTACACCTGAGGATTTGAGCTATTTTTTGGAGAACCATAAATGAAAACGGCTATTATTATAAATGGGTTTCTTCGTACATGGAGCGATACTTATTTAAATTTTTTAGAAACATTCTCACACCTTAATGCTGATGTGTTTGTTTCTACCTATGATCAACAATACGGTTATGCTTCACATATTATAAACCTATGTAATGCAAGAGAAGACTATATACTCACTAATCAATATGTACAATCTATTTTTGAGCCTGTTAAGCCCGTATTATTACTAATAGATAATGCAGAAATTATTGATAGTATTTTAGAGAGAGAATCGCCCAATATCCACCCTCTCTTGCGAGAGTTTAAAGGTAGTTATGGGCAATCTCGTAAGCTTAAAATAATTTCTGATGCTGTAAGAAATTACGAAGATGAAAATAACTTTAAATATGATGTTATAATTAAGACAAGAGCAGATCTTATCTATAATAGCAACATAGATTTAAGTATGGGCGAGAAAGATATTATTATTGATTCAGGTAATAAATATCCTAACGATTGGTTCTTTATGGTAAACAGAGAAGACTATTACTACGTAGCTGATTATCTGTATTATGAGTTTATCAATTTTACAAATCCTACTAGTGCAGAACATCCTCCTCATAAGCTACATGAAAATGCATTTAATAGTAGAAATCTCAATATTAAACCCAGACACCTTGCAAGATCAGTTCTTAGATCAACCGGTGAGCAAGTATTTGAACCGGTAACATGTTTTTAATTGCACATCGTGGATTGATCAACGGACCAGATCAACATATAGAAAATAATCCAAGAACAATCATGGATGCTATGAATGCAGGTTATGATGTAGAAGTAGATCTTCAAATTGGTAAAGACGGAAGATTATATCTGGGTCATGATGAACCTTCTTATCCTATATCCTTAGATTTTTTAATTCAAAGAGGGTTGTGGATTCATGCAAAAACAAGAGATGCATTGATATTCTTAGCTAATAATATACCCAATGTCAATTATTTCTATCATGAAGAAGATCCGATGGTAATTACTACTCATGGTTGGGTATGGAATCATCCTAAACATCTTAGTGGTATAAAGAAGGGCAGAACAGTTGCAGTACTACCTGAATATACTATGTCAATAGAACAGATTAAATTGCTTGATTGTAATGGTATATGTTCAGATTATGTCAGTCAATTAAAATAAAAAAATTATTGGCCTATTACCTAAAGGATAAATGATGTTAAAATATACACCCTGGGCTGCTAGGAATATCGCGGGTGCAGCTACTATGAGAGAATACGGATTCACATACGACACTCAAGATCAATTGATCGAGTATATGAGGAATTTTAATAGGTTGGGTTTAATTTCGTCTGATGAGACATATGATTATGTCGTTAACAATAGGATGATTTCAAATACAGTAGATGATATCATGAGTTTATTGAAATGAGCAAAAATGTTTTGATTACAGGTGGTGCAGGTTTTATTGCTCACCACCTGATAAACCACATACTCAACAATACAGATTGGAATGTTGTTAGCCTTGATCGTTTGGATTTCTCAGGCAATCTGAACAGGCTACATGACCTCATCAAAGACAATCCAAACAAGCACAGACTTAAGATCGTATTTCATGATCTTAAGTCTGCTATTACTCCTCTTACTGCTACTCGTATCGGTGCCCCTGATATTATTCTTCATCTGGCCGCTGGCAGTCATGTTGATCGCTCAATTGATTGTCCCATGGAGTTTGTCCTTGATAATGTGGTTGGAACCTGTAACATCCTTGATTTCGCTCGTGGATGTAATGGTTCCTTAGAGAAGTTCATTTATTTTTCGACAGATGAAGTATTTGGTCCAGCTCCTCCTGGGATTAACTATGATGAGTATGATCGTTATAATAGTACAAATCCTTATTCTGCAACAAAAGCAGGCGGCGAAGAGTTGGCTGTTGCATATCGTAACACATATAAACTTCCTATTATAATTACTCATACGATGAATGTGTTTGGTGAGCGTCAGCATCCAGAGAAGTTTATTCCTTTGTGTATTAAAAAGATCAGAGATGGTGAGAATGTCACCATTCACAGCGATCCTTCTAAGACAATTCCTGGAAGCAGACATTACATTCATGCGGTAGATGTTGCAGAAGCTATTATGTTTATATTAGATAACGTGGATGATAAACAATATGATATAATTCCCAAGCTCAACATCGTGGGTAAACAAGAAATAAATAATCTAGAGTTGGCGCAAATTATTGCTGATGCTCAGGGTAAAGAGCTAAAATATGTCATGTTGGATTTTCACTCTGCTAGACCTGGTCATGATCTTAGATATTCTTTGAGCGGTGAGAGAATGAAAAATCTAGGATGGGAACCCAAGATTGATTTAACTGAAAGAATTAAACAGGTGGTAGATTGGACTCTTAACAGGCCAGATTGGCTTATTACCTAAAGGATAAATGATGTTAAAATATATCGCTGCTTTATTACTAATGACATCAGCTGTATATGCAGCTGATCAACTACCTCCCAAACCCACTGAGTCCTGTAAGGTTCAGATACCTCACGGCATGCCTGTGACTGATGAGAGCAGCGATATAATCATCTGCCGGACGGGTTACATACTGGCACATGATATCGATGCTCGTATCCCTGACTGGGTGGCATGGACACTGACACCGGAACGTGTCATCGGTTGTATACCCAGGACAGATGCTTTTGCAGCAGATCAATCTATTCCCAAAGGTCAGAGAGCAGAACTGGCAGATTACGATCGTTCAGGTTATGATCAAGGACATCTAGCAAACAATGCAGATCTCTCCTGGGATGCACAAGCACAGAAAGAGAGCTTCCTGCTGTCTAACATGAGTCCTCAGCTCCCTTCTGTAAATAGGGGAGTATGGAAGAATCTCGAGCAAGCAGAACGTGCCTGGGTATATGCCAGTCAGCATTCGTTCACTATCTATGCAGGTAATATATATTCTAATGATAGCAAGACTATAGGATCGAATAAAGTAGTTGTCCCTGATTTCTTGTATAAGATTTTAGTTGACAATGTCACAAAAATGTCGTATTCTTTTATAATGCCTCATAGGAACGGGTTAGATTCCGATTTTACGAAGTATCAGACGACTCTATTTGATATAGAGACAGTGTCCGGGATGATATTCCCTGTTCCTGACGATAAGATGAAGATCAATACAGTACCTACGACAGATCTCAGATCTTACGCAGACAAAAAGAAACAAATCTGCAAATAATAAATAAACAATCGTGCTTTTATAGAAATAGAAGATACGAG